GCGAATCGTGTGAGGAGTGATGCGGTGCGGGAGCTGCAAGCAGTCCCGGCGTCTCCGCCCCCAGAGGCGCCGGCGGCGCTCAACCGCGCGGCATCACTCCTACTTCCACGCTAGCAAGCCAATGCAAGGGTTTTCGGACTTTACAACACAAAGTTATTCATAATAAAGGAAATATATTTTTAGATTTCGTGTGATGAGAATTTCAAGCTTATGCAGTTTTCAAAATTTCTCTCATCGCCCTAATAATGATACAAAAATGGCGATTTTCAAAAAGTCGGATCGCCAGAAATGCTCATCACAAATTTTGAAAATTTATTTTTGCTTTGTTTTCAATGTGTTACAAAAACGACCCCCCAAAAAGCTTGGATTCGGCATGCTATCTTGGTGTTGTAGAGGTTAGCTGTGGACAGCGCCTCGGCGGGAGAAAGCGGTGGACAAGAAACCCAAAAAGCGCACAGGCGCTGCAAGAAAATCTGTGTCCGCGAAGCCGGCACGGAAAACTAAAACGGCGGAAATCGAGATAGAACAAGATGAAGTACAGCTCGATATGCCGCGTTTGTTGACTATGATTCAGGCGCTAATGGCGCATCTTGAGTCGGGCGATTTGAAGGGCCGGGCGAGCGTCGGAGATCTGGTGCGGCTGCTGCAACTGTATAAAGAGCTGTCGGAAGAACAAATCAGGGAGGTGGAAGTTCGATGGGTCGATCAAGCGGAACCGGACGGCGAAGCCGTCGAATAGTCTACGCTGCGCTGCCTTCGCAGTCGAAGTTTCACAAACTGAAACGGCGATTCAAGGGATTTTCGGGGCCGGTCGGCAGCGGCAAGAGCCAGGCGCTCTGCCAGGAAGCGATCCGGCTGAGCTATAAGAACCCCGGGCGGCTCGGACTGTTGGGGGCGCCGACATTTCCGATGTTGCGCGACGCGACACAACAGGCGCTGTTCGAAATTCTGGACCGGGAAGGAATTCCCTACGAATTCAACAAGGCTGAGAACTACATCGTCTTCGGCGACACCAAATCGAAGATCCTGTTCCGGTCGCTCGACGACTACGAGCGATTGCGCGGCACCAATCTCGCCTGGTTCGGCGTCGATGAGTTGACCTACTGCCAGCCGGAAGCGTGGCTGCGGCTGGAAGCCCGGTTGCGCGATCCGATGGCCAAGGAGTTGTGCGGGTTCGGGGTGTGGACGCCCAAGGGATTCGATTGGGTTTACCGGCGGTTCATAGCGGAGCCCGTCCAGGGCTACGGCGTTGTGCTGGCGCAGCCCTACGAGAACCGGCACCTGCTCGGTCAGGTGCCCGACTTCTACGAGCGGTTGCAGCACAGCTACGACAAACGGTTTTTCGAGCAGGAAGTGCTCGGGCAGTATCTGAACGTCACGGCGGGACGCGCGTATCACCAGTTCGATCGCGCGGCGAACGTCGTCAACGTAACTTACGATCCTTGGCGGCCGGTGCTGTGGGCGCTGGACTTCAACGTCGATCCGATGTGCTCGATCGTGGCGCAGATGGTCGGCGAGAAAGTCATCGTGATCGATGAGATCGTGCTGCACCGGGCGACGACTGCGCAGGCGTGTTCGGAGTTTCACTATCGGTACGGCAACGCCATGCACGTGGTGGTTTACGGCGACGCGACGGGCAACCGGATGCAAACGACCGGATCGAGCGATCACAAGGTGATTCAACAGTTCTTCCGATCCGCCGGCGTCAAGGCGATCGAGTACAGAGTACCGAGCGTTAATCCGCCGGTGCGGGACCGGCTCGACATCATGAACGGCGCGCTGCGCAGCGCGAGCGGAGAGCACTTGCTGTTGATCGATCCGCGCTGCAAGGAGCTGATCGCCGACCTCGAGCAAGTCACGCTGCAGGAAGGCACGATGGTCATCGACAAAACCAAGGACCCGCGGCGCACGCACCTGTCCGACGCGCTGGGGTACTTGATGTGGCAAGAACGCCAGCGGCGAATTAACACAGTAGGCCCCGTCAACAAGCGGTTACTGTCGCTCTAAACTTTTCTCCTGAGTTGGAATCACTCGAGGCCGCCGGATCACACCGGCGGCCTCGCTTTTTCCGGCCCGGGCACTACAACGAACCAAGGAATACGCGGAGAAACAACGTGACCGAAATCAACACGGAACATCACGAGTACCGGGCGCGCAAGCAGTTGTGGTCGCAGTATCGCGACCTCTACACCGGCGGCGCGCAGTTCAAGGCCCAGGCGGCCAACTATCTGATCCAACGCAGTCAGGAACCGATGGAGGTTTATCAGGAGCGCCTCGCGCGCGCCTTCTACGAAAACTACATCGGCTCGATCTCGGACTGGTACGCGGCCACGCTGTTCCGCCGCGAGCCGGTGATCGGCATCGATGGCGACAACGACATCAGCCGGCTCTTTTTCAGCGCGTTCGTCGAGGACTGCGACCGCAAGGGAACCAAACTCAGCGAGTTCTTCAGAAAGCAGTTTCTCGAAGCGCTCATCTGCGGCTCCAGCTACACGCTGGTCGATTTCCCACAACCCGGCGGGCCGGTGCAAACCCGAGCCGACGAGGAAGCGTGCGGCGCCACGCGAGCCTATCTGGTCAACTACTCGGCCGACGACGTGATCAACTGGTCGACCAACGAGCGCGGCGAATTCGACTGGGTGGTGATCCGCACCCGGCAACTGCGCAAGCAGCGGCTGGAAGACCCGGAACCGGTCCTGGAAACGCACTGGCGCTACTATGATCGCGAGACGTTTCGCACCTACCGGCGGATCGGCAAGCCGGGACTGTTTGGCGACGCCCGCGACATGTCGCCGATTGAGCTGATCACCGAAGGCCGGCACGGCCTGGCGCACCAGCACCGCGTGCCGCTGTTCGAACTGAAGTTGAGCGACGGCATGTGGCTGATGAACAAGGCCGCGTCGCTGCAGCTCGAACACTTCAACAAATCGAACGCGCTGGCCTGGGCGCTGACGATGGGGTTGTTCGCAATGCCGGTTGTTTACTCCGACAAGGAGTGGAACAAGGTTGTCGGCGAAAGCTACTACGTCCAACTCGGCCAGAACGACCGCTTCGGATGGACCGAGCCCGAAGGCCATGTCTACAAGATCGCGTCGGAAAACCTCGATCGATTAAAAGACGAGATCTACCGCGTCTGCTATCTGGTTTCGCAAGCAGGACCGGTTGCCGGCGAGGGAAGGCCGGTGTCGGCGCTGTCGAAACAGCGCGACTTTGCGATCACCCAAGAGGTGTTGCGCGGCTTTGGCGATCTGGTGAAGGACGGCCTTCGGCGCGTGCTGACCGCGGTAAGCGCCGCGCGCGAAGACGGTCTGGCCATCAGTGTGACTGGCATGGACGAATTTGACATCGGCGATTTCTCAGCGGAGATCGACGATGCCAGCCGGCTGCTTGGTCTCGGCGTCGATTCCCCGACGCTGCGGCGGCAGATTTTCAAGAAACTCGCCTTCAAGTTCCTCTGCGACGAGCGGCAGGAAACGAAGGAGACGATTGGGCGCGAGATCGATGAATGGATCGCGCGCCAGCAACCCTAAGGAGAACCGACATGGAAGACAACAAGCAGGAAGCGCCGAAGACGCCCGACATTCGCAACCTGATTCAGGATGCGATTCGCGAGTACGTCACGCAAGAGACGGCCAAGACCGAACCGGCCTACAAGGCCGAGCTCGAAGAGGAGCGGCGGCGCCGCGAGGCTCTCGAACGGCGAATGAACGAACTCGTCGAAGAGAACCGGCGGAGCCGCCAACTGGCCGACGAAGCCGACCGCAACGCGACGATTCGCGGCGAGTTGCAACGGCTCGGCGTCGCGAAGGTCGATCTGGCCTACAAGGCGGTGAAGGAAGACATTCACCGCTCCGAGGACGGACGGTTGATCGCGCGCGGCCAAGAGGGCGAGCAGAACCTGAAAGAGTATCTGACGCGCTTCGTCAGCGAGAATCCCGAACTGTTGCCGGCGCGCAACATCGGCGGTTCCGGCGCCTCCGGCAATCAGCGGACGAGCACATTCACGTCGAACTTCGATATCGAGAAGATCCGGCCTGGCATGTCGGCGGAAGAACGCGAACGCGCGCGTCAAGAGATCGCGCGCCTCGCGCTCAACCCGCATCAGTAACATCGACGCCGGGCGCCCGCCAGATTCCGGAAGAGGCAGGGGGTTCTTCCGGATACAGCTAGCGGAGGAGTAGCGATACGCCTCCGCTTCCGGTCTTCGCCGCCTGGCGAAGGCCAACCGTAGACCACAACCGGCCCGGGTAACCGGGCTGAATTTATTTGGAGAGCAGAATGCCTGCAATTACCAATGCAAACATCGCGAATGCGATTGTGAAACTCGTGGCGGCCGATGCGCTGCCCGCCTTGATGGGCAACCTTGTCATGGGCAACCTCGTCAACCGCAGCTTCGAGCCGACGCTGGCTCAGGCCGGTGACACGGTGAACGTGCCGATCCCTCCGTCGCTCGTTGCGAATAACATCGCCACCGGCGGTTCGGTGACCACGCAGAACCCGAGCCTCG